AGCAGCGGCGGCACGGGCGCCACGACACAGCAGGCGGCCATCAACGCACTGGCTGGCGCGACCACGTCGGGTCAATATCTGCGCGGCAACGGCACCAACGTGGTCATGTCGGCCATCCAGGCCGGCGACGTGCCGACGTTGAACCAGAACACGACGGGCACGGCGGGCAGCGTGGCCACGACCAACTTCACCATATCTCAGGTTGGCTCAAAGCTGGTGTTTAAGCACGGCACCACAACGATTGGCTCGCTTGACTCGTCTGGTAACTTCATCGTTACAGGCAACGTGACAGGCTACGGAACGCCGTAATGGCACTCAACGCGTCGGGCCCCATCAGCCTTGGTGGATCTACCACGGGGCAATCGGTCAACCTGGAATTGGGTCAGTCAACCACAGCCACCATTTCATTCAACGACGCAAATGTGCGCACGTTGACTGGCACAAGTTCTGGCTCTACGTTGAGCATGCCCGGTGGTTTCTGGGGTAAAGGCGCTGAGATATCTTTAACCATTTCGTCGAATCAAACCAACCTTAATTTAAGGAACTGGGCTTTGTTTAATGGTTGGGATGGTAGTTCAAAGGCTGTAATAACTGTTGCGCCCGGTGTGTATATTTACTCCACGACCACCGGCACGCCTGGGATGACCATTGATGGATCTTGGCCAGGCGGGGTTACCGTTATCAACAACGGCTACATTATGGGTATGGGCGGAACGGGAGGCGGATGCACGTATAACACATCAGTCCCGTATGATGCAACAAATACAGCATATCTGGCTGTTGCATCGCTTAATCCAATTGCCGGTAGCGCCGCAATATCTTTAGGCCTCAATGTAACAATAACCAACAACAGTTACATAGCCGGCGGCGGCGGTGGAGGCGGCAGAGCAGGCAACTTCCAGGCAGGAATTGGTAACAACGGCATGGGCGGCGGCGGTGGCGGGGCAGGCGGTGGTGTCGGCGGCGCTAGTGCTACGCTTGAAAATAATTGGTGGGCAATTATAGGGGGCACAGGTGGTGCTCCGGGTCAAGCGGGGGCTGACGGGAAAATAAACGATTGGCTTAACCACAACGTCGGAATTTCAGGTGGCGGCGCTGGTGGCGGCGGCAGGGTGATACCCGGTAGTGGTGGCGCAGGCGCGCTATGGGATCTTACGTTTGGTGGTGTTTTAACCCCAGGTGGTGGTGGCGGAGCTGGTGGTGGTGGCTCATTGGGTTACACATTATCTCAAACGGTTTCAGGACAAGGTGGTGCAGGCGGCAGCGGCAACTCAGCCGGTTCGGCTGGCACTGGAACAGGCTCTTCATATAACGGTGGTGGCGGCGGAGGCTGGGGCGCAAGCGGAGGAAACCAAACGCCAGGCGATTCACAAGGCGGCGTAGGTGGCGCAGCTGGAGGAAAAGCAATTGCCTTGAACGGATATACCTGCACACTATCAGGATCAGGAACGGCTTGGGGAGGGGTGTCTTAACATGATTAAATATGCAATTTTAGACCCAAATAATGGAACATACACGTTTGCAACAGACGCGCAAGAAAGAGATACAATTGCACGCCAACGGGCGTGGGAATTTTATCTATCGCATGTGCACAACGTTCCGTACTCGATTGTAGAGGTTGCGGAAGATGGTTCTGAACAGTGGCGCGCTCCGGCGGCTGGTGAATAATGGCACTCAACGCGTCGGGCCCAATCAGTTTAGGTGGATCGACTGCGGGGCAGTCGGTCAACCTGGAATTGGGTCAGTCAGCTACGTCAACCATTTCGTTCAACGACACAAATGTACGCACGTTAACTGGAACAACAGCAGGCACCGCGTTGAGTATGCCGTCTGGGTTCTGGGGTAAAACAAACGGTGTTTTTCTTACAATCACAACAAATCAAACTGATCTGAACCTTAATCTTTGGGCTCTGTCTAATGGTTGGAATGGAAGCGATAACGTAACAATAACATTGGCCACCGGAGTTTATATTTATTCAACGGGTACAGGCCTTGGCGGGTTAATCATCAACGGATCCTGGCCTAACGGGCTTACTTTTGTTAATAACGGATACGTTCTCGGTAAGGGCGGAGACGGCGGATCAGACACTGTGGGCTCAGACGGCATAGCAGCTATCTATGCCAGTGTGAGTTTTGCCGTCACCAACAACGGCTATATTGCTGGTGGAGGTGGTGGCGGCGGAGGCGGTTTTAATTCGTCAATGAGCCCAAATAATTACGCCGGTGGCGGCGGAGGCGCGGGTGGAGGCACAGGCGGAAACCTCAAAAAGGGATCAACAATATCCAACGGGGGCGCTGGGGGTGCCCTAAACGCGACCGGAGTATCTGGCGCGGCTAACACAACCCCGTATTACTCTTCCGCCGGCGGCGGAGGTGGGCGGATCATACCGGGTGCTGGGGGTGCGGGAGGCACGTGGACCACTGGCTCAACAGGAACCGCAGCAGCAGGCGGTGGAGCGGGTGGTGGTGGCGGGACATTGATATCACAGATTACCCCTCAGCAGTTTCAAAGCATTGCTGGCGGCGGCGGAGGCGGCTGGGGAGCGTCTGGTGGACGAGCATATGTGTGGTCGGCGACAGGACCCGGCACAACGGGCGGCGCCGGTGGTTCGGCCGGTGCGGCGGGCGGAGATGGCTCGGTAGTGACGGGGGGCCTGGCAAATAATTTGGGTGGTGTTGGCGGTAAGGCAATTGCATTAAATGGAAACACTGTGACTGTCAGCGGCAGCGGTACAACATACGGGGCAATATCTTAACATGATTAAATACGCAATTTTTAATCCAGCAAACGGAACATACACGTTTGCAACAGACGTGCAAGAAAGAGACGCAATTGCACGCCAACGGGCGTGGGAATTTTATCTCTCGCATGTGCACGGCGTCCCGTACTCTATTGTAGAAGTTGCGGAAGATGGATCAGAACAATGGCGTGCTCCGGCGGCGGGAGAATAATTTACCAGCTTCAGGTTAAGGTTCAGTTACTTGAAGAACGTAAAAAGATGGGGAAAAAGTAATGCTTGGATTAGACGCGCTTTTAGGTGTCGGCGAAAAGCTGATTGACAAACTAATTCCTGACCCCGAAGCAAAGGCAAAGGCCCAGCTGGAGTTGACCAAGCTGGCCCAGGAGGGCGAGCTGGCCAAGATGGCCAACGAATCTAAACTATTTGAGACTGAGCAAAACAACCTCACAGAGCGCCTTAAGGCCGACATGGGCAGCGATTCTTGGCTGTCCAAGAACATCCGCCCCATGACCCTCATGGCTATTTTGGGGGGTTACTTTACGTTTGCCATGATGTCTGCGTTTGACAAGAACACCAACCAGGCGTATGTTGAACTACTGGGGCAATGGGGGATGCTCATCATGTCGTTCTACTTTGGTGGACGCACGCTTGAGAAAATTATTGACATGAAGAAAAAATGAAACTAAGCCCTAACTTTACACTTGAAGAGTTGACCCACACGGACCACCGTGAGTTTGACAATACTCCTAATGATTCAGAGATCAACAACCTTAAACGACTGGCTGAGTTTCTGGAAGATGTCAAGGCAACCCTTGGCGGAAAGCCCGTCATTGTCAACAGCGCGTTTCGCAGTAAACAAGTCAATGATGCTGTGGGCAGCAAAGATACTTCTCAGCATCGCATCGGCTGTGCTGCTGACATTCGGGTTCCCGGCATGACGCCGGACCAGGTTGTCAAGGCCATCATCGCCGCGCAGTTGCCGTATGATCAAGTGATCCGCGAGTTTGACCGTTGGACCCATGTTTCGATTCCAAACTCAACCCTGGATAAACCGCGGCATCAAGCCCTCATCATTGATAAACAAGGGACGCGTCTCTACGCGTAAACAAAATGTCAGCAGCAAACATGACCTATGACAGCCTCGTCGAGGATGTCATCAAGTACTCAGAGCGAAACGACGAGTCGTTCGTGACCCAGATCCCCCGTTTGATCATGCTCACGGAACAGTCGATTGCTGCCGAGATTAAAACCCTGATCCAGCTGAACGTGGTCAACACGACGCTCGCGGCAGGCGACTCTACCGTGGAAAAGCCGGTGCGTTGGCGCAAGACTGTTAGCATGAAGATCAACGGCGAGCCGGTGCTCAACCGGTCCATGGACTACGTGACGCAGTACCTGAGCGAGGCCCCCGCGGGCCAGCCGCTGTACTACGCCGAGTATGACTACGACCACTGGGGTTTTGCGCCCGCCGCAGATCAGGCTTACCCGGTTCAGATTATTTATTACAGCCGCATTCAGCCGTTGGACATTACCAACCAGGAAAACCTGCTGACCCGCGAGGCGCCGCAGGCGTTGCTGTATGGCACGTTGCTCCAGGCCCAAGGCTTCCTGAAAAACACCGAGAAGTTGGCCGTGTGGAAACAATATTACGCCGACGCCATTAACGCGCTCAAGAGCGAAGATGCCACCCGCATGG